AATTCTTTAAATATAGAACAAAAAACATGCAATATTACGTAGATGTATTAAAATAGATGTTAATTTTATGATGAAGAAGTCAAGTTGGTTAAAAGGGTTTGTAAGTAGTCCAACATATTATACTAAAGAAGAGGTTGAAGATGAAAATAATAGATCATTATACTCTAGAATGGTAGGTTTTTATGTTAAAGGAGAAAATATACGAATTACTGGAGCTACAAAATTAATAGAAGATAATATGAAGAAAGATATTAAAAATGTAATTTCGTATGATAGAACGCCACGAATAAAAATTAATGCAGAGATGGCGAAAAATTTAGTCAATTTTGATATGTACTGGAGAGACATAGGAGAAATTTCAACGTATTCACTTCCTAGATTAATGCGAATAGTATCTATAGTTAGAACTACAATTCCTTATGACTTAATTGCAAGATCTTTTGCACAAATTGTTAAAGATGTTTTTCAAAATTATACTATAAGTGCAGGCTTAGAAGAAGGTTTAAATCAATTAAATTCATTACGTTTAGATAGTCCCTTAGATTTAGATTGTGTAGTTAAACTTAAAGATGAAGCTTTCCTTTTAACAACAGATGATGAAGGAAAAATAGTGTTTTGTATTTGTGATGATAGTTTTGAATATAAAGTAGATGAAAATAATGATGTTTTATGTTTCTTTGAAGGAGAGTTTATGTGGAAAGCAGAAGGTCGAGTTGCTACATGGTATAGACATATACAACGTAACGTAGATTTAGTAGCTATTAATTATGCCAATTTTACCCCCCCTTCACGAAATTTAGTTAAATATTGCGATTATTTCTTAAACTTTTTAAAAACTGGCTTTGCAGCATTAGCAATTAAAGAATTATGTACAGAGAGGAAACCAAAATCTAAAATTTCAGAAGAAATGTTTGATACTTATGATCAATCATTTACTAATAAACCTACTAGTTTTCAATCTAATGCCCAATTTAATAAAGTAAATAATATAAATTATGAACCTCCTGGAACATTTAAACCTGTCGAAGAAACATCTGCCGATTGCTATCAAAATCAACTCCCTAAACAAAATATAACTTATAAAAATAATAATTTGTTTAAATTCAAAAATTTACAAGGAGAAACGTCAGCAGATGCATATTTAAATAAACAAAATAAACAACCGAAAATTTCAACTAAAAATAAATCAGATTTTACATTTATTAACCCTATTAAGAGAGTAAGTATGGCAAATGAAGCATGTTTAGATATACAGTCAGCACAGTTAGCAGATATAGTAATGAATCAGAATTACCCACTTTTTGTTGGTAATACACAAGTTTGTTTTGCACAAGGCTTTTATAAAAATTATATGTTAACAGTAGGACATTTATCTGGTGAAGTTAAAGTAAGAATTAATGATACTCTTTATGCAACAAAAATTATAGGAATGGACGAAATTAGAGATTTAGCCATTATTAAAGTAATAGGAAAAGCAATTTCATTTAAGGATATACGTAAATATTTTCAACGAGAACGTGTCAATAATTCAGTCGAAGGTTATAAAGCAACTTTATATTGTAGATCGCCCACAGGTAATATTTTTGAAAAACCTATAACACTTAGAGAACAAAAAGTTTTAGAAATTAAAGGAAATAAAGTAAAAGACGGTTTATTATATAACGTACATTCATTAGAAGGAAACCATCCTATTCAAACACAGGCAGGTTTTTGCGGTAGTCCAATGTTAATTTGTAATTCGGCTTATCCGGAGAAGATTTTAGGCTTACATGTCGCAGCAGATGATGTCCATGGTTTAACATCAGTAGTTTTTAAAACAGATTTAGAATTTGAAGAGATGGAAGAACAAACTTTAACAGAACAATCAATAGAAGTTTTACCTTTTCAACAAGTAGTCATAGAAGATATTCAATTGCCAGTAGGATTAAATTATCCACTTCGATGTGTCGGAAGAGCAGGTGTTTATAAAGATAATCAATTTTATTCAAATTCGGCTTATTCTAGTGATAAAACTCAAATTTACCCTTCCCCATTTTCAACAGCTGATATTTGTGTTTTTGAACCTTCAGTTCTATCGGAAAAAGATCCTCGTTTAGAAGTACCTTGTGAAAATATACTATTTAAAGGTTTAAATAAATTTGCTAAAGAACAAAAAGAAATTAATATACAATATTTAGATGAATGTGTTGAAGAATTGTCAGAAGTTTTATTAGAAGGAATCAGAAGAGCAGGAATGCAATCTAAAATCTTAACTATGGATGAAGTAATCAATGGTTGTAAATATTATTCTACTTCTCCTAGTCTTAATATGAGTAGTGGTGTTGGATATCCTCATTCTTATGAATGCGGAGGAATGACACATAAGGCTGATGCTTTCTTCTTTAATATTGAAACTTGTAAGTACGAATTTGCAGAAAACGAAAAAGGTCAACAAATTTTATCAGATGTTAATTCTTATTTAAATTATCTTAAAACACACGAAGGAAGAACTGCTGTAATATACGTCGCACAGAAGAAAGATGAAGTCTTAAAAATTAAGAAAATTAAAGATTGCGGAACAAGAATTTTTGAAATGGGTCCTTTATATCATTTTATGGTTATGAAACAATATTTTGGAGCAGCACAGGCACTTTTAACTTACGTAAATTCTTCAATACCATTTAAAATAGGAATTAATGCTTCTTCACATGAATACGCTAAATTACATAAATATTTATTAAAGACAGGAAATTTAGGAATGAATTGTGATTATACAGGTTTTGATTCTTCGCATCCAAAGCAATTTTTAGAACGATATCATAAAATTTATAATAATATTTACAGAGAAACAGATCCAAATTGGAAACAAGAAGATGATGATATACGACGTAAATTACACGAACAAGAAAATAGTCCTTTAGTTTTAGTCAACGATTTAATTATAGAATGTCCTGGTGGTTTAATGTCAGGAGGCGAAGATACTGGTGGTAAAAATAATATTGCTGGTAATTTAAATATGAGATATGCTTGGAAAGTTTTAGCAGCACAACATTGTTTAGAAAAATTTTATAAATACGACGATTATACCACAGATGCAACATTCGGAGATGATTTAATTAAAACAATACGTTCAGAGGTTTTAGATTGGTATAACCCTTTTAATATTCAAGAAGTTTTAAATAATATAGGTTTTACAATTACATCAGCAGATAAAGAAACAGAATTAACTATACAACCTTTGAACGAATTAACTTTCCTTAAACGTAGTTTTGAATATATAGAAGTAAACTTAAATGGTGCTAAACAAAAATTTTTAGTCGGTGCTTTAGAAGATAATTGTTTTATAAAAATGTTAAATTGGTGTAAGGCTTCAAAACGTTATAAATATCGACGAAATCAAGGAATTCATTATGATCCATCAACAATTGGTTTATCAGCTTTAACTTGTCTTTCAGAAGCTTCACTTAAAGGAAAAGATGTATTTAATAACACTAGAAAACATTTATTAGAATGTAGTAAGAAATATTCTATGGTTTTACCTAAATTACCTACTTTTGAACAAGCATTTTTCGAAACTTACTTTTGCTCTACTTTCCCTAAAATTGAAACTAAAGAAATAATTAATATTCCTTATGCTAATGAATTACATCCCCTTTATCCACGCGAGTTTACTTTTGCTGAGAAGAAGTTTGTAAGTATAATGCATTGCTACGAATATACTAGAGCTAAATGTCATCAACAAGAAGATAAAGCTAAATTTTACTACGAAAATCCTTCTAAATGCAAATACGTTTACTATCCTGATAATGTTAGATTTAGGCCCGATCGATTAATGTATAAAATTATAAAACACGTTTTTAATAAATATAATTTCACTAATTTTACAAGTAATCATAAATTTGTTGTTGATTATGGCCACAAATACTTCGGTTTTGAAGTAGGTGATGCTATAACTAACAAGTACGGCGAACTCCTTTCAGAATTCGCAATTTCAAAATTGCCAAAAGAAAATTTACAAAGCGAAAATAATTCAAATATTGAATATACAAATACTCAAATTATTAATCACAAAACAAATTGTCCCATTTCTAAAGAAAATATAATTTTTGATTCTGATTTATTAATAGAACCTAATATAAGATTTAATACTAAAACATGGAAAACGGCGGAAATAACCCTCCCATCCCTGCAGTAGTCGGCGAAGTAGCAACAGGTTCAACGTTCTCAAGTACTGATTCTAATGCTCTTGATGCCCCTGCTATTGCCGGACGTCCAGCAGCTACAATTGAGGGACCTCGTCATGCCAATGTCGCTCCTGACTGTGACATCATGAGTTACCTCAAGAAACAGAATATTTCTTTACAACATTTTACCTGGTCTACAAGTCAACTTCCTGGAACTTTACTTGTTAATATTCCCATTACTCCTCTTCGTGCTAATAATTGTATTGCTTATCAATCAGGACTTTTTAATGCTTGGAACGGCGGTTTAGAATATCAAGCTAAAGTCGCTGGTACAGGTTTTCACGCTGGTGCTCTTGGAATTGCTCGTATTCCTCCTAATATTGATCCTACAACTTTAAAAACTGTTTCTCAATTTACTGCTTTTGAATATAGTGTTATTGATCCTAAAACTCTTGAAGCTGTTTGTAAGCACGTTCCTGATCAACGTCCTATAATGTACCATTACATGAAGGATGATTTCTCTGATCCTAATAACATTGGTGGTTATTTTGTTATTTTTGTAATTCTACAATTAAATACTTCTGCAACAGGCACTAACCAAATTGATGTCGAAATTTTTAACAAATTAGCTCCTGATTTCCGATTTATTCAAGTTATTCCTCCAAACATTACACAAGCTGCTAATTCTGATGTTGATAAATGGTCTGATCTTTTCTCAACTCCTAATCTACATTCACATGCTATATTCAATTTCCCAGTTTCTCAGATGCGTATTGAAGCTTCGACTACTGTATCAAATGCTCGCATTGGTATGGTTAACTTAGCTGGTGCCATCTTTCAAGATCCTCCTTACACTACTCTTAATAGTGTACCACTTTTAGGTAGAGGATTTCCTTGGTTCTCTAGCTCTGCTACAAGTATGATTCCTACTATAGGAAATAACGTTCTAAAACCCGTACAGTTAGTAATTACAAATACTGGCTGTAGCTTCGTCCGTTACCTTCAACCTGGTGCAGTAGCTGCTACATCTCCAGTTAATTTTACTGGTGCTGTAACTGTTGCTGGTGCTACGGTTTCCACTAATTACTATTTGAAACCTAATGCTTCAGTCGTTTGTAGTGCTACTTATGGTACTACACCTAACATCACTCCTCCTGTAGGTGAATCTCTTGTCACATTTTCTTATGGTGCTGGTACTTTTGCTACGCCATTTACATTAACAACAACTTTTCTTGCAGAACAATTTCTTTCACGTCGTTTTGTAATTAATAGTAATGAAGCTGTTCTTTGTCAACTCTTTTCTCGTCAAACAGGCTTACCAGTCGCTTTCATTAAAATCTATTTTGATGGCCATATAACTTCTAATTCACAAGCCACTCCTGTTACTTTCGATTTTACAGATTTAAAGTTGGAATTTATTTCATATATTCAAGCTTCTACTCCTATGCCATCATTAACATTAACAATGCTGCAATCCTTACAATCTAATCGCTTGCAAGCATTACTTAATCGTACTCACCAATTACAATTAGGTGACTAATCATATTTTACCCAAAATTAAAATATAAACACAATCCATACATAAATATCAATATTAATAATCAATAATATGAGTCCTTTTCTAGATTTCTTAGCTCATTCATTTGCAAGAACGGAAACTATACATAATGAGAAAGGTGAAGCTATTACCCAACCTCCAAAGTCTTTTTACAAAAATGGACATTTTTCGTTGGATCTTACCTTCATTGCTCTTATTGTTTTAGTAGTTATTCTCTATTTTGCTTTTAAACGATATAAGAAATTTAATAAAAATCAATTTTTAAAAATGTATGAATTAAACAACAAACGTTTGCAGTTAAACGTCGAGCGGACCCCTTTTGGATGCGTCCCACAAAACTGTGCAGTAACTCAAACTGGTATTTGAGTAAATATTTTAATCAAATCTTGATTTCCAAACATCAAGACATATTCTATTTTATATTTTTATTTAAGTTGCATTGTCCTTCTGACTTCAACTTTAAAAAGGAAATAAAAATGTTCGTTCACGCGGATAGAAAAATACTCGTTACAGAACGGGGCTTTAAGCTTAACTTAAAGTGTATAAAAATTTATAAAATCAGCG